TATTAAGTACATTATACAAAATATAGCTTTCGAACTTGAAAAACACAAGAAAGAAATTCCTATGTTTAAAGATGGTGTGCCTATTATTATAAGTGGTGGGTTGACTTTGGCAGGAGGTTTCCTTAATAAATTTGAGGAACAACTAAATAAGATTGACTTCCCAGTTAAGATTTCTGAGGTAAGGGTAGCAAAAAATCCAATGACCGCTTGTAGCAATGGGTGTCTGTTGGCTGCTATGTTGTAAAATGTCTAAAAAATTAACATATGAGTATGTTAATGCTTCTTTTGCTGGGGAGGGGTACACCCTCCTTAGTAAAGAGTATATAAACAACAGTATTAAATTAGATTACTTATGTCCTAAAGGTCATAAACATAGCATATCATGGAGAAAATGGGTCACAGGCAGGAGGTGTTATTATTGTAATGGTAGCATTAAACCCACCACTGATGAGATAAAAAGTAGATTTGATTTAGAAGGTTATACTTTATTAAGCACAGAGTATTTAAATAATGCTACTAAATTAGAGTATGTATGTAATAATGGACACAGGCATAGTATCTCATGGGGAAAATGGCAGGCCGGGAAAAGGTGCCCGTACTGTGCTGGATTAAATAAATTAATAATAGATGATGTACGACAAGTTTTTGAGTCGGAAGGTTACACGCTACTAAGTAAAGAGTATATAAATAATAAAACCAAACTTAAGTATATTTGCCCTAAAGGCCATCACCATAGTATTAGGTGGGATGGTTGGCAGCGAGGTTGTAGATGTCAAACTTGCTCTGGTAAATTAAAACTAACATATGAATTTGTAAAAAATACCTTTGAAAAAGAGGGTTATATTCTATTATCTAAAGAATACATAGATGCAAGTAGTAAACTACAATACATTTGTCCAGAGGGCCACACTCGTAGTATAGTATGGGGGGATTGGCAACAGGGACATAGATGTGCTATTTGTAGTAATATAGATAAGAGTATTAGGTTTTCAGGGCCTAATAGTCCAAACTGGAGAGGGGGATTATCTTCCGCATCTTACTGTGAGGCGTGGAAAGATTTAGAATACAAAAAAGATATATGTGATCGTGATGGTAACAGGTGTCTTAATCCTTATTGTGAGTCTAAAAATAATAATGATTTAGCGATTCATCATATTGATTATAATAAGCAAAACTGCCACCCAAAGAATTTAATAACGGTGTGTAGATCCTGTAATTCTAAAGCAAATAAAGATAGGGAATGGCATAAAAGTTGGTATCAAGCAATAATTAGACGTAGACGTTATTAATGTAACCTATGAATAGTTAGGTACTTTGATAAGTATCCACTATAATATAGTTGTGTATTATAGTAATAAATTTAATTGGAAAGTTCTAAGGAGAAGTTAGTATGAGTAATGAAATTTTTGGGGTTGTCAAATGGTTCTCAAATGAGCGCGGATACGGATTCGTTTTCGAGGAAGGTGTTGAAGAGGAAGAGTTTTTTGTACATTACAGTTCAATAGAGGTAGAGGGTTTTAAAACACTGACGGCCGGGCAGAAAGTATCTTTTACGCTTAGAGATACTGAGAAAGGTGTTCAGGCAGTTAATGTAAAACCTCAGCCTGTTGCGTAGATTAGAGTTATACTAATGTGGCCATCTACTGTGTTTATTTGTAAATATAGGACAATATCATATAAATGTTACGCTATTAATAGTGAACTTGGTAGGTGGCTATGTTTTTAAGAGAAAAGTTAGATCAAAGACGTGTAGTCAAAAACAAAATAGCAGAGTTAGAGAGTGTACTTCATAATAAATGCGGTTGTATATCAGAAAGTATAAATAGCATAGTAGAATTGTTACTTAACTGCATAGAAGAATTACAGACTTTAAATTTAATTATACATAACGCTAATAATCAGTATAAAATAATAGTAGGCTCTTCCAAGGTGTCCTTATCTACCGCGATAGAGATAAGAGACACTATAAATAAGAAGATGAGTATACTTACAGACTTAATCTCTGGTAATAATGATTTAGATATAATAGATTTATTATCTAAAAGGGATGTGTTGTTAGAGGAATATAATGGTATAAACAGGCTTATTAGACTAGCCGATTGGAGTGTGCAAGTTGATTAGAAAACTATTTGTAAAATTTGATGAAGAATTAAATGTTGTGTGCATGTGTAATGTCAGCAATAGGAAATGTGACATTGATAACACTACTTCGGGTTGTAAAGAATATATTGCTAACTTTACAGATGCTGCAAACGTAGGTAAACGCTCATTATCAAAATCCCCTCAAAAATTCGATAGTAAGCAAAGAAAGTTATCAGATGAATTGTCTTCTGATAAATGTAGAATTAATAGTATTAATAAGATTAACAATTTAATTGGAAGGTGACAAACATGTCAAAAGGTAAAAGAGCAGCACCAAAAAGTGATACGGTTAAAAAATCTGTGGTGTCAATAGAACCAAAGGTAAAAAAGGCTAAGTCAGGGTGTGGTGGTGAGTGTGGGTGTGATGGTAAGTGCGGCGACGCATGTAAATGTAAAAAATAAATAAATAAGGGAGATAATCTATGCCAAGAAAAGACGGAACAGGGCCTAATGGGAATGGCCCAAAAAAAGATAACCAAGGAAATCCTAAACGTAAGAAGGATGGATCTGGTGGGGGACGTAGAGATGGGTCTGGTGGCGGTCGTAGTAAAAAATAATTAATTTTTAAGGTAAAGGAATAATAATTATGATAATAGGAATTAGTGGCGTAGCTCGAGCTGGAAAGGACACATTTGGCGGCATTTTAAAAGAAGTGCTTGGCGGTAATTATATCACAATAGCATTTGCTGATGAATTAAAAATGAAGTGTATGGATGATTTTAATCTATCATATGACCAGGTGTATGGACACTTAAAAGAAGTTGAAGATAATAGATATCCAAAAAAATCTGGTGGTTATTGGACTCCAAGAGAGATTCTACAGTTTATTGGTACTGATACATACAGGGTGATAAATGATGATTTTTGGATAGAACAGTTGTTTAAGAATATAGGTGATAGTAATAACGTTATTATTACAGATTGTAGGTTCCCAGTGGAAATACATGCGGTTAAAAAAAGATTTGGGAAGCATATCAGAGTAACTCGTAATAATAGGGATTTTGTGGCCGACACCAAACATTCTTCAGAAACATCCCTTGACAACTTCAACGACATTGATTATGTTGTAGATAATAATGGTACAATAGAAGATTTATATAAAATAGCTTTAACTATTAAAGGAGATATAGAAAATGGCAGATAAAGAATATAGTTTGAAGTTTGATATTAAGACTGTTAATAGCACCAGTATTAGTAAATATAGTGATGGTTACAATCATGCCAGTATTGGTTGTAAGTTGAAAAAGAATGAATGGGTGTACGTGTCTTATGAGTGGTCAGGGGACACAATTCCAGATTTTGTAATGGATATCATGGACATGATGAAGTCTATTAATCAGGAACAGGCAGGTGTAGTTGACCCTGACTCTATGAGCAGGGCGGGCCGAATATTGATAGACAGAGCAGCAAAAGCTAAACCAAAAGAAGTTATAATGGATGATGAAGAAGAAATGTGTCCAGAATGTAAAAATAAAAAGTCTGAGTGTAAGTGTAAACCAAAGAAAAAATAATAGTGTAGGAGGATTAATATATGCCAATTTCAGATGACGCATTTAGAGAACCAATGTTAAGTAAGTACTTAGAGCGGTATCCTATGACTTATGATAAGAAGGAGCGTTATACTGCTACTATTGTTAATCCTAAAATAGATCAGGCAAGATCTAATAGTATAGATGGAAGTGGATGGAAGCAACCAGGGTATAATCCAACTCATAACTCTACGTCTGTAGAGAAGATAAATTTAACTACTGACAGTCCACAAATTAGAAAATATTAATTATTTACGGAAAGGTGAATTACATGAATATTGAGGAAAAGGAAAAGGTATTTGAAGAACAATTAGGACTTATTGGTGATAAGAGAGTTAGGGAATTTACTAGACTGTGTATACTTTCGGCGCCGGAATATTTTTTTAGTGACTGTCCTGCTAGCTCTTCGGGAAAATATCATCCCATTGATGAGCTTTCTTGGGATGGATGCATTATCCATACTAAAAGAGTGGTGGTGGTAGGGTACACCCTTGCGAGAGGTTTGGGTATAGAAGATAATAGGGACTTAATAGTTGGTAGTTGTCTTATACATGATCTTTTAAAGCAGGGGGTAAAACATTCCGGCCACACCGTAAAATATCACCCCAGATTGGCCGCTGAATTAGTCGAGAGTGTTCAAAGAGACACACAGTTATTAGAGGAGTACGAGTATAGAATTATATACAATAGTGTAGCCTTACATTACGGACCATGGTCAACTAAGGATGTTAAGAAACCTATGAGGGAATATACTTTAGAGGAACTTTGTGTGTATATGAGTGATTATATAGCATCTAAAAAATTCATAGATGTTAAATACAAAGGTGAGGTTTATGAGTAAGCACAGTAAAATTAATATTGATGTGTTTAGAGACTCTTTATCAATAGAGGGCTATATTTTAATATCTGATAGTTATAAAGACAATAAAACTAAAATAACATGTTCTTGTCCCAAAGGACATACATACGAAACAACCTGGTTTAATTGGAATACTAATAAGAGTAGATGTCCAGAGTGTAACGGTGGTAAGACTTTACATAGCGACTTTATTGAGCATGTTATCACGTCTGAAGGATACACTTTATTAGACGTATATAAAAACTCAAAAATCGGGCTAAATATGTTATGCGACAAAAATCATGATTGTACTATATCATATGAAATGTGGAAGCAAGGTGTACGTTGTAAAGTTTGTTCTGATATTAAAAGAAGAACAGATATATTTAACATCATAAATAAGGCCTTTGAGTATGAAAAGTATACACTATTGTCTAATGAATACATTAGTGTAGAACACAAACTTAAATTTAAATGCCCTAAAGGACACCTAAGTGACATAAGTTGGCACTCTTGGAAGAAGGGCCATAGATGTAGAAAGTGTGCTGATGTGGATAAGTTGGATTTTGATGTTATAAGTGAACATATAAATAGTGAAGGATACACTGTTGTAGATACTATTTATATTAACTGTAGAACTAAACTTAGATTGATTTGCCCTAACGGTCATGAGTATAATGTATCTTGGGATCACTTTAGGAGTAAAGGTAGTAGATGTCCTGAATGTAGTAAGGCTGATATTATGGTAATTAAGGAATTATTTGAAAAAGATTGTTATACTCTTTTGTCTGATGAGTATATAAATAATAAAACCAAACTTAAGTATATTTGCCCTAAAGGGCATCACCATGGTATAAGACTCAATGATTGGCAACAGGGGCATAGGTGTCCAACATGTGCTGGTCAAACCAAACATACTATAGAAGAAATAAGTGTATCTTTTACAAAAGAAGGCTATATTTTACTATCTTCTGAATATAATAATAGGTCTACTAAATTAAGATATATGTGCCCATACAAACACGAACATGAAATTTCTTGGAGTAACTGGAATAATGGTCATAGATGTCCAGAATGTAATGTAGTTAATATTATGGGGTCAGGTAACCCATCTTGGAAAGGTGGTATATCTAACGACGGTTATTGTCCATTATGGAAAGATGTAGAATACAAAAAAGATATACGTGATCGTGACGATAATAGATGTTTAAATCCGTATTGTCACTCACCTAATTCAAGAGATTTAACTATCCATCATATTGATTATGATAAGAAAAATTGTTCTCCAAAAAACTTAATAACGGTTTGTCGTTCTTGTAATTCTAAAGCAAACACAGATAGAGAGTGGCACAAGGGTTGGTACAGTGCAATAATGAATCAAAGAGGTTTGTAGGCTATATTACAAAAAATAATTAATAGAATTAAAGGTGGGCATTATGAGCAGTACAGAATATTTAGATGATGTTGTGTTAGATGATAAAGGTAAAGTTGTTAAAGACGTCATGGAGTCAATCAAAGTATATTGCGGTTTTTTTGGTTTTATATCTAGTATATGTGTTTCAGATTTATCTAAGGAATCTAAAGAAAGACTTATATCTAATATAATAGAATCATCTCTAACGTTTATGACAAAAAAATATGAAGCCAACTTGAAACTTTATTCAGCACATACTTCTAAGAACATGCAAAAAGGAAACTTATTTGACTCTCTGTCTATCAAGCCCGCAAAAATGAGGGAAGATTTTGAAATGGGGCTTAAAGAGGCTAGAAAATATCTTTATATAGAAGCAAGGGATATTTTAAAAATACTAAATTCAGATTTAGAGGTTTAAAGGAGGATTAAAATTTAATGACGGACAATTATACTTTTAGTGATATAGGCATCGGGGAACTACGCCCCGGTGCTATGCCTAGACGGTTTGAACCTGAAATAGGAGTGGGTAAATTAAATGATAAAATACATAAAGAAAGTAAGTTTGCTGACACTCATAAAAACCTACCATTTTCCTTTAGAAAGCCTTTAAAAGCTAAAGGAAGATCTGCTGTAGTTAAATGTGATAATTGCGGTAAATTATCTCATGGTAACTCTACAACTGTAGGTATTATATGTTCTGGCTGTAAGAAATTTTCTACAGTCTCTGAGGTATAATAATGGAGAATACTTTTGAAACGCGTGGAAGAAAAGGGCGGCCAATGGGATATAGACTTAGCGACGCTAGTAAGCGTTCCATAAGTGAATCCAAAAAAGGCCAGCGGCATAAAGAAGCCACCAAAGCAAAAATCTCCAAATCACTTTTAACTTACTTCGACAAGAGAAGTCCATTATCAGAAGAAATCACAAACATGTACTGCAGATCCGATGATGACTGCATATGTACCTGGATGTGTGACATGATAGATGATATAAATGAAAGTGCTAACATTTTAACACAAAGGACAATAAGAAATAGATTGAAAATAGAGATATCTTACGGACATAACATAGAAGAAATATTTAGCCATAAGATAACACCAGAATTACTTCTAATGTATAAACAAGAACTTGAGGTGGGTGTTGAATAAAAAATGTAGTAAGTGTGGTGAGGTTAAGGATGTAAGTGAATTTTATAAGGATGGTTATAGACCTGATGGACTTTGTTGTAGATGTAAAACATGTAATAAGTTATACTATGATAGTAATAGAGAACATCTTTTACTTGGGTGTAAAAAATACAACATCAACAATAAGAAAAGTATTTCAGACTACGGGAAGAAATACTACGAGGAGAATAAAGATAGAATTAGTAGTAGGCATAGACAATACTATGTAGATAATGTAACTACAATTCAAAGTAGTAATAAAAAATATAGAGAAGACAACAAAGAAAAGATCCATAAACAAAAGAAAGTATATTGTGCTAATAATAGGAAAAAAATACGAGAACATAAGAAAGAGTACTACACTAATAACATAGATGCTATAAAACAGAGACGTATAGATAATGCTAAATACTACTTATACTATGATAAATTAACTATAGATGAATCTCCTAGATTATCTGTTGATGGTGTATCTTTAGAGGCTAAATGTAAATATTGTGGGGCATACTTTATACCTAATGGACTACAAGTGGTTAGTAGGGTACAGGCTCTTAATAGCACTTCTTTAGGTGACGCATTTATATATTGCTCAGATAACTGTAAAGAGGCTTGCCCTATATATCGTAAACATAAGTATCCTGCTGGATTTAAACACACTACCTCACGAGAGGTAAATCCTATGATAAGGCAAATGTGTTTTGAAGAAGATGATTGGGAATGTCAAAAATGTGGAAAGTCAGGTAAGGATGTATCTTTACACTGTCATCATATTTTAGGTTACGCAAAGCACCCACAATTAGGCAACGATATTGAAAATGTGATCACATTATGTAAAGAATGCCATAAAAATATTCATTCGCATATTGGATGTAGATATGTAGACTTACAAAAAAACTGTCCAATAGACGATTAAGGAGGATAAAATGGGTGGAGACGGAAGCGGTAGACCAAAAAAAATAGTACTTGATAAGTTAATAAAAGAAATAATGCCAGTAGATGATGTGTTTGACGAGGCAGAACTTAAGATGTATAATGAGTTGTTGCATGTGTACGTATCTGACTTCGATAGTTCGGATTTAACCAGCTCAGATATGGATGACATCATAAATTTGGCAATGAATAAAGTACTATCATTTCGGCTACTTAAGGACAGTAAAGGAAGTACAGATAGACAACTTGATATCGCTACCGCTATAGAGAAGATGGATAAGCGCAGTGACCGCATCAAAGAAAATTTATCAACCCGGCGAAGAGATAGAATTAACCCAAACGACTTGAAAGGTTTCTCAATAGTTGATTTAGCAGTGGCTCATGATCAGGATGCTAAACGCAGGCATGAAGTCCAGATGAACAAGATGAGGAAAGAGGAGCAGGATATATTGGATAAAAGAAAAGACTATCTTGGTAATAGGTATGACACATCAGAGAATTCAGAGACATCTGATGAGGATAATGCCTAATGGCCAGCAAACATAAAAATTTAGATGAACTACTATCACAGGGCAAAGAGCTTATAGAATTCTATAGGCTCAATCCCTGTATTGCTGCCTATGATCTATTAGGTGTGGATCTTGCGCCAGTTCAGCGTTTGGTTTTCTCAGATATGTGGTTTCGTAACTACGTGATAGCGGTTTGTGGACGTGGACTGGGTAAATCCACCTGTGTAAACAGCCTATCTTTTATCAATGATAAAGGACTGATATACCTACATGAAATACTCCCTCCAATACCATCTTATCTTAATGACGGTGAAGAAGATGTAATAGACTGGGATGATGAGATTTATACTTCAGAGGGATTTCGCAAAACTAAGAAATTATGTTTAGAGAAAGGTATTGTAGGTAAAAAGATAGTAACTCAAAATAGATTTGAGCACATGGGGAGTAATCATCACCCACTATTAGTATTAAATAATAAGTGTGAGTTCGTATATAAAGGGTCAGATGAATTTAAAATTGGCGATAGAATTTGTATCCAAAGAAATCAGAACTCTTTTGGCAATAATATAATTCCTATTGCTGATGCTTATTTAATAGGTTTATTTATAGGGGATGGTAGTATAGGAAAAAAAACAACTCCTAATATAACGAGCGAAGATGAAGAAACAAAAATGTTCTGTAAAGAATATTGTACTACTAATAATATATCATATAGAATTAGTGATGATAAACGTACTAAAAATACGTCAAATATGTTCTTTAAGAGGTTCGATAGTTTCTTTGAAAAATACAATGTTGACAGAGTAACTTCATATACTAAATCAGTACCATACTCAGTACGAACCGCTACTAAGGAAGTACAGGTAGCATTCCTACAAGGTTACTTCGATACTGACGGTACGGTTCATAATACAAACGGAGGTGTGTCATGCTGCTCCGTATCTAAAAAACTACTCAAAGAAATCCAACTCTTGCTCCTTAACTTTGGTATAGTTTCAAGAGTTAGAAAGAAGAAAACTAAATCAAAGTTTGGTAAAGCATATCTATTAGACATATTCTCAGAAGACGCATTTAAGTTCAAAGAATTGATAGGTTTTAGACTTAAAAGAAAACAATCGATTTTAGACACTTACTTTGATAGTACTGAGTGTAACGTCAATAAAGACACGATTCCTTACGCGTTACAATTATGTTACTCTATAACCGAATACTATCATAGAACGTATAGAACTTCTAAGAAGCCACCTTTTAGGATTAGGACTGGTAACAAGAAGGAACTTTCTTATGAACGGTTACACAGATTTTTAACCCAATGTAGAGAAGTAGAGTTAGAGGGGTTTAGTCTACTACCTGTTAAAGAAGATATAGATAAGCTATATGCTATATTACAGTATAATTACTACTATGATACAGTTGCTTCCGTTGAAGATTGGAAAGGTGATTGTTATGATTTTGAGATGGATATGGAAGAGTGTGTAGAGCCTAATTACTTTGCTAATGGTTTTATAAATCATAATACATTTATGCTTGGGGTTTTAGCTTCATTGAGTGCTATGTTGTATCCTGGAAATAGGATAGGCCTAATAGGCCCTGTATTCCGTCAGAGTTTATCAATGATTTCAGGTACTTACGATACTTTTTGGACTTCTTCTGGATTAAAATCCACCTCTATGGAAATGTATGAAAGTGTAGTACCTAATATAACTATGACACAGTCGTTGTATAAACAGAATACTATTTTAAGTAAGTGGATGAATGATGATCGAGCGTGTATGTCTATAGAAACAACTAAGGGTTTTACTATTAATGGTTCTACAGATCATAGTATAGTAGTATTAAATAAAGACTTAGATCTAACCTTTAAAGAACTACAAGACATTAAAGATGAGTACATAGCAATCAAATACGGTTTTAATTATTTTGGTAATAATAACTCTCTTCCTAATTTTGATGAGTTTGTACATGATTGGAGAACTAAGGATTGTGTTATACCTAATGAACTTACTACTGACTTATCATATTGGTTAGGATTATTGACTGGTGATGGTTGTGTGTCTGTTAGTAAAAATAAAAGAAAACAGAGAGTGGATTTTGTAAGTGAAGACCAAGATTTATTGGACGCGTTTGAAAATTACTTACGTAGATACTTTTTATTTGATAAAGATGAAAAAATAGATAGGCGGCACAGAAAAAATAACACTTGGGAGATACAGTACTTTTGTAAAAAACTAGTTCAGTATTTATTGAAATGTGGTTTTACTAAAACAACAGCCTTAGACAAGAAGATACCAGACGTATTAAAGAAGGCCTCAAGAGAGCATCTAATAGCCTTTTTACAAGGTCTTTATGACACTGATGGTGGTGTATATATACAGACACATAAACCTTATGGAAACACTCATTGTGAAGTTGCTTTTAATACCTCCTCAAGACAACTGGCAAAAGAAGTTCAGGCTATATTGTTGAATGTGGGTATAGTATCCAGTTTTGCTATAAGCAAAAAAGCATGTATAAGACAACTACCTCAAGGAAATAAACCATCTAAATGTGCAGAAGCATATAAGGTAAGAATAACTGGACAGGTATTTTTAAAAAAGTTTAGGGACATGGTTGGTTTTAGGTCCATTAGAAAAAATAAAATGTTGGTAGATTATATGGACTCACATTTTGAAAAAGAAGACTCTTTAAGAATGACAACAGGCCTGCCTCAGGATTTAGTAGATAAAAATACTAAGAAGGTTCAGAAATATGCTGATGATGGTATATATTTTGTAAATGTAAAAGATAGGGATTACTTTTTTGCCCCCACGGTTGATATAGAAGTAGAGAGTGAGGATTGTTATTGGGCTAGTGGTTTTATTAATCATAACTCTAAAATGATTTTCTCCGAGGTCGAAAAATTATATGACCAATCATACATTCTTAGAGAGGCTTGTGTTAAAAGACCGACTAGAGGTTCCGATACATGTTACTTGAAGTTTAAGTCTGCTGGTGGAAGAACACCCTCATATATTGAGGCTCTTCCTCTTGGTGATGGTAATAAGATTCGTGGTTCTCGTTTTTATTTAATATTGGTAGATGAGTTAGCACAAGTTCCTAATTCTACACTTGACCTTGTACTTAGACCTATGGGGGCTACAGCGTTGGCACCTATGGAGCGTGTTCGAAGAATAGAGGAGCAGACTAGGTTAATAAATGCTGGTCTGGCCACCGCCGCAGATTTTGAAGAAGAGAAAGTAAATAAGATGATAATGACTTCTTCAGGTTATTATAAATTTAATCATATGTGGCGGCGTATGAAAGATCATTGGAAGATGATGGATATTGCTGAGGCACAAGGAAAGGTTAGTGAGTATTCAGTATGGCAGGTTCCTTATTGGGATCTTCCAGATGGCTTCCTTGATAAAAACAATATAGCGGCCGCGAAACGTATTATGTCGTCCTCAGAGTACAGCATGGAGTACGAAGCCGCAATGATATCTGACTCAGAGGGGTTTTTTAAAGCCTCTATGCTCGAAGAATGTACTGTAAACTCTGATTTCACTATAAAGCATAGGGGAGACTCAGATCGAAACTATGTGCTTGGAATAGACCCTAATCAGGGTGGTAAAGCTAGTTGTGGTGCTATTGTTGTTGAGATGGGACGTCCAAATAAGATAGTTAATGTTTTGGAACTTAAAAGCCATACTACTCAGGGGCTTACAAAAGCAACACAAGAACTTTGTTCTCAGTATAATGTTATACGTGTGTTCATGGATCGTGGAGGTGGAGGAAAGGCTGTATGTGATCTTTTAGAGGAAGGGTATAATAATCAGGAACCTATAATAGATAGGACTAATCCTGAACATGATATTTTAGAGGGCCGCCACATATTAGAGATGGTCAACTTTAACCCTGGGTGGATATCAGATGCTAACTTTACATTAAAGGCTATGTTGGAGGACAAAAGTATGTTGTTTCCAGCCCCGCCTGTAGATACGATAAGTGATATTGTTGCAAAAGCTTATACTTCTGTAGAAGTTTTGAAATCTCAGATGTTGAGTATAGTTGTAACACAGACAGCCACAGGGGTGCTTCATTTTGATACTCCTTCAAAAGGAATGAATAAGGATTTGTATTCTGGATTAATATTAGCGGCTCAAGGAATTAAGATGGTGGAAAAAGAATTAGGGGTGGATGATACAACACCGTTGTTTAGTGAAAGTGGACTTATACGGCCTAGAAATGCTGGTTCAAATTTTGATTATATAAGTGCTTCAGGTAATATAGGTTTTGGATCACCCACATCGGTAAGAGTTGGTTTGAGTGCTGCTGTATTAAGTAAGAAGAAAAAATAATTTTAAAACTAAAAAAAGGAGATCTAAATTTTATGACACTTTTAAGTGAGATTTACGACGTGGTACATAGCAACCGAGAATGTTGCTCACCTCGTGCTACACTAGCTCAAAATCTGGTAACGAATCACGACTACAACTGTGACGGACTGGCACCTGTGGCTAATTTTACGGCCGACGTTGCCGCTGGCAACACGCCGTTGATAGTTACGTTCAGTGATCTATCGTCAGGAGAAATGACTTCCTATTTGTGGAACTTTGGTGACGGTACAACTTCGACTGAAGCAAATCCTTCACACGTTTACTCAGCGGTCGGTGAACACACAGTAACGTTAACAGTTACTGGTCCGGCCGGTTCAAACACTAAAACAAGAACCAATTATATCGGAATTGTAATCCCACCTGAGGCAGAATTTGTAGCCGACAAGACTGCTGGTGTTGGTACACTAGATGTTCAGTTTACCGACCAGTCCACAGGTATAATTCTTTATTACGACTGGGACTTCGGTGATGGAACTGTGGCAAGTGGTGAGCGGTCGGTAGGTTCGTATGAACAAAACCCAATGCACACCTTCACTGCTCCAGGTTCTTACACGATTAAACTCAAGGTTACTGGCTCCGGGACTGGCGATATTGATGAAGTTACCAAGGTTGATTACATTAAAATTAATGTTGATCCACCAGTTGCTAACTTTGTTGCTAACAAAACCTCAGGTGGGATCCCATTTACAGTTCAGTTTACTGGAAGCACTGAAGGAACAATAACCGATTACTTGTGGAACTTCGGTGATGGTCAAACTTCTACCGAACTAAGCCCGAGCCATACTTATAGTTCTGTAGGAACCTACACAGTTACGTTTACAGCAACCGGTCCTGGCGGGTCAGATGTTGAAACCAAATCTAACTATATCACCGCAGAAGTTGCTCCAGTTGCGGCTTTTACATCAGATAAAACCTCTGGTGGTTCACCACTAACTGTTCAGTTTACTGACCAATCAACTGGCCCAATCACAACTCGCAGGTGGAACTTCGGTGACGGTTACACTTCTACCGCGACAAGCCCGTTACACGTGTATAACACCTCAGGCACCTACACCGTTTCACTAACTGTAACAGGCCCTGGCGGGGTAGATATTGAAACTAAAACCGCCCTCATAACCGTGACCAAGGCTCTTGTTATACCGTTTGATCAGGCCTCTAAGTACATCCAGGAAAATTCTGTTAACGGAACTGTTGTTACTGATGATATCGCGAGACTTTTTTCAGTAGATACTTTAGGTGGAGCATCTTTTACAGGTGGGGTTATAAACTCGACATACATGCACGGTGCTTATGAGGTAGCGGTTCAAGGAGATTATGCTTATGTAGCAGGTTACTTTTCAAATGCATTAGCGGTTGTAGACATTTCAGATCCAGCCTCACCAGTTGTTGTTGGTGGTGTTATAGATGGAACTTATCTGAATCACAGTTATGCAATAAAAATCCAAGGTTCTTATGCTTATGTAGCAGGTTACTCCTCAGCTTCATTAGCAGTTGTAGATATTTCAGACCCAACCTCACCGGTTGTTGTTGGTGGTATTATAAGTGGTACTTATATGGGTGGTGCTTGGGGGGTATCGGTTCAAGGAGATTATGCTTATGTGGCAGGGTACTCCTCAAATTCATTAGCAGTTGTAGACATTTCAGACCCAACCGCACCAATAGTTGTAGGTGGCGTAATAGATACAACTTATTTGTATCTTTCTTCTGGGGTATCAGTACAAGGCGATTATGCTTATGTATCAAGCATAGGGAGATCCGCATTAGCAGTTGTAGATATTTCAGACCCTACGATACCGGTTGTTGTAGGTGGAGTAATAGATACAACTTATATGAATGGTGCTATGAGCGTATCAACCCAAGGAGACTACGCTTATATAGTAGGTTATAACGCACACTCCTTAGCCATTGTAGACATCACCGACCCAACATCTCCGGTGTTTGTTGGTGGGGTAATAGACACAACTTATATGTGGTATGCTTCTGTAGTAGCAGTTCAAGGTGATTATGCTTATGTATCAGGGCGCACTTCAAACTCCTTAGCAGTTATAAACATTTCAGCCCCTACGTCCCCGACTGTTGTGGGAGGTGTTATAAATGGGACTTATTTGCATGGTGCTACTGGGGTAGCAGTCCAAGACAACTACGCTTACGTAACAGCCTTTAGTTCAGCTTCTTTATCAGTAATAGACCTATCGAGTCATAATTATACAACAACTCAACCATACTACGTAACTACCTCAGATCAGAGTCATGCTAACGTGTCGGCGCTTACAAAAATAAGCACAGTTGACATCGTTTCAACTGAACCGGCAAGCACGACGATTAAAGGTATTGTTTCTTTTGACGGTAGAAATACTTGGAGAAGGTGGAACGGTTCTGCTTGGACTTTACCTGGTACAGAATGTGTTGGCGGAGTACCGATATATGGTACTCAGAATGAGGGTTATGGTTTTTTTCTTGGGTTAGCAGCATGTGCTTTTGATGATGATCCGGCTACTTTCTGGGAATCTACGGGTGCATTACCAAACTATATAGGCTATGATTTTGGATCCGGGAATGAAAAAGTAATTATTAGTTACTCACTACAGGCCGCTGGAGCGTCAAGTGATCACAATACTTATGCCCCTAGAGACTTTATATTCCAAGGATCTAATGATAATTCTAACTGGACTAACTTAGACACACATACTGATGTATACTTTGGTCCTTCAGAGATAAAAGAATTTAATGTAAGTAATTCAACATCTTTTAGATATTATAGGATATATGTAACTAACACTAGTTACGCCAACCCTACCTATGCTTATATGATTCTATTACCTGGATTTAAAATGCACAGTGCCACACCAAATGGATACACTCTTGGAAGCCTCCAGCAAGGAAACACTGTCGCTGAGATTGAGGCAGGACTTACAAATTTAAACATTTCAAGTTACAACTCAATAGATTTTGCCTTTGATTTAGCAACTTCTGTTGGTACAGCAACGCCAGTAATAGATGATATTATTATAAATATCAGTTAATAATTAACTAACCTCTATATTTAATAGAATTACCTATGTGAAATATGGTGGGGTGTGTAAGCACCCCATCAAACTATAATTTTAGGAGAAACTAAATGGCTAATGATAATTATAGTATAGACCCATGGTGGAAAAATAACGAGCAGGCTGAGGATTATACGAAACGCAGGACCGGCAAAATTACATACACAATGGATGATTTGATTGGTAGAAAGGATGTGAAGAAATATATCTTAACTACAACTACCACAGACACTGTATCTGGAACAGGAACAATATTGATTTAGTATGATATATTGGGTAGATTATAAAATATTTTACGCTGAATTTCAAAAGTTACTGAAGGAAGGATACAATTTCGATACAGCCCTCTCCATCTTGAGGGAGAAGTATCAAAACAAAAAGGATAAAGGAAAGGATTACCATTATGAGTGATGATAACGTAGATATAAATAAACTCACAGCACAATTACAGGAAAAATATCCTAATGCTGGAATACAGTCGATTTCTGTAGACGAGGCTAGTGGTAAATCTGTTTTTATGCTAAATCCTAATGTTAGAAACTTAGCAATTCTTGATAAACCAGGAATGGCTATTAAACCACGTGTTCATATGGAAAGCGCGTCAACTGTTAATAGGGATTTTATATCCCGACAGAACCTTGATTTGGGGCTATCTAAAAGTCCCTATCAAGAAGATTCAAAGACGTTGTTTAAGAAAGCAGATGAATATTATTACACAGATCCATTATTGGGAAGTGTTACAAACACCTTGGCCACTTTATCAATGAAGGGTTTTGAAAATGACATTGATGATTTAAATATAAAACAGTTCTATGACACTTGGACCTTCGATGTCAATTTCTCAGAGTTGCTTGAATGGATATTTTTAGATTTCTTTAAGATTGGGCATGTTACTACATATAAGGTTCTGGCTAAATATGAACCTAGAGTGTCTTATCTATCACCAATACCAGGTCAAAAAACTACCAACAAAGCATCTGCCGGGGAAACGGAAAGGCTTAGGCTTCTACATGGGTCTTATGAAGAAGAATATAATAGAGCCGTAGCGGGTGCTGTAGAAAGCGCTAAAAAAAGAGGTATTAGAGGTAAAGAGTTGGCTAATGTGGAGACATCAGCTAAGAAGACTATATGGTCTAAAGGGCATCTACCAGTGTCGTATACTGTACTTAATCCACAACTTGTTACAATAGAGAGCAACTTGTTATTTGATAATGTATCTGTTAAATTGGCCCCTCCTCAAGAGTTAGGGCAAATGTTGAAGAAAGACAAAGCGCTTCTCACGGAAGAAGAAAAAGAACTTATAAAATCACTACCTACAGAGTTGAAGCAGGCTTCGGAAAAGGGTGGTGAGTTTCAACTAGATTCAAGATTGGTTGGTATGATAACTTACAGAAAACAGCCATATGAGCGTTACGCTAAACCAAGGTCTACAAGAGTGTTCGACACAATAGAGTATAAAAGAGCTTTGAAGAACGCCGATATGAGTACTTTGGATGGAATTACAAACTATATTCTTAAAATAACCATAGGAAATGATGAGTATCCTGTAACATCACAAGCAGAGTTAGAGACTGTGGCTAAGTTATTTGATACCCCCTCAAAAAGTTTTGATTGTGTGTGGAATCACACCCTTCATATAGAAAAAATAGTTTCGCCGGAAATAGAAAGCATCCTCGGACATGGTAAGTATGAACAGGTTAATGAGGACATGACAGCAGGCCTTGCAGTTACTCGTGCTATAATAGATGGCGCAGGTGATATAAACACAGCAGAAGTATCCTTACTTACCAAAGGCTTAATGGAAGAAATTCATTATGCTAGACGCCAAGTAGAAAAGTGGATATATAAAGAGTATCAGCAGATTGCTGAAGCTATGGGTTTTGAGCGTTTCCCTAAAATAAGATGGGATGACAGTGTACTTAGGGATGAGATTTTATATATGAGTACATTAAGTTCTATGGTTGATAGAAGAATGTTGTCTTACCAAACAGCGTTAGAAGCATTAGGTTTTGATTACAATACCGAACTTAAAAATATGAAAATAGAAATACCTCTAGTAGAGGAAGGTATTTTTGGTCTGATTGGTAGCCCATTCCAACAGGCCGCTGGTACCGGAGTACAACCAGTTCAGAAGGCACCTACAGGTACACCGTCTAGTGGTAGGCCTAAAGGCCAGACAACCACTAAAAAAACAACTACTACAGACCCAGCAGATCTTCCAGGAACTAAACCAGCAAAAACGAAAAAAACAGCATCATTGGATGTCAGTATAGTCAAAGACATGACAAATGAACAATATGCTGCTTTTTTAGATGGCGCGAAAGAAGAATTAAACAACATTGAATACTCAGAATTTTTAGATATGATAAGTAAGGTAAGATATCAGTTCTAAAAATATATTTGAGATAGTAGCATTAGGATGTTTAATTTTTAAGGGGGTGGCAATTTTCCACTATCCTGAGAGCATGGTGGTTTAGCCAAAATGTAGGTGTTATGAACATTATCAGTGTTAGACGATGGGTAGCACAGTGTTTAATTTATTTAGCCTCATTTGTTTTTCCTGGGGAAACTGGTTGTTTTGTTAAGTATTTGTTTAATGGGTGGGTTATTATAGATGGGTCTTTGATTAGACAGACACCTTGTCCTGAACTTAGACATGGATTTAAATGGGAGACATGGACACTTCCTGATGAGTTTCATTACGACCTGTTAAAAATGTATAAGTCTTATAGCAAGCGTAAAGGGGGTAGGTGGTTACACCAGCCATGAAAAAGAAAAATTTAGTTGTATTTATTTTGGTTTGTTTAATGTTGTGCCAGGGCTGTGTTTTAGTATCCGATGAAAAGTATCAGGCTGAAAAAGAGATGTGGAAGGCCAAACAGTTAGCATCTATAGCGTGGGCAAATCAGGCTAATATGCCGCTAGCCACTTTTAAAACTGCAAATGGTGAGGTGTTTACTGTTAATAATCCAAACCGGATCCAACCTATGGCTGTTGTTGGGGAACCTAGTGCTATGGTTCAGGCCTTAAATGTTGTCTTGAATTCTAAAGCTGTACAGTTTTTCAGCGGTGGTTGGGCAGCTGGTTATGTTGCCGGTAAAATTAAAGGTAATAGTACCACTTACACAGCCTCCGGTGAAGGTGCTGTGATAGATACCTCCGATCACAGTTCTATTGTTACAACTACCAAGACTGCAGTAGATGGTGGGGCCATAAAAGAGGAACAACATACCGATTCTGATAATGCCACCGACAACAGAGAAGATTATGCTAACGATACCGATAACAGGTCCGACTATGATAACAATACAGATAATAGAACTGATTATGATAATGCAACGGCAACTCCCACTGTTGTGGAGCAGCCACCACCAGTTGTTATACAGCAGCCGGAGCCGATAGTTATTACACAGCCAGCAACGACTGTTACACCATAAGTATATAATATAAGGAGTCTGAAATATGAGTAATAAATATAATTTTTATTTAACAGGAAGTATAGCAGTACAAGAAGAAACAACAGCATTAAGAGAGCAGGCATCTTCTGTTATACGCCTGCCTTCTGGTAAAGAAAAACAACCTGATTTGTTATATATGACGTCGATACTTGTTTCTACAGGTACCAACCTTAATAATGCCCATTTCCTTGCCAGTGAGTTATTGCTAGCGGAGAGCAGTATTGTTAATAAAGCGTTGGATATCGAGCATGATGAAAGTCAAATCATTGGACATCAGATACAAAGAGCTTATCGAGATAAAAAAGGTATAGAGTTAGATCTTAAAGCGCTTTCTTCAGTAGAGACTGCTACATTAGATAGTAGTAATATGGACATAGAGATAGCCTCTGTAGTCTATAAAAACAGGTTTCCAGATATAAGCAAAGAGATTGCTGCAGGGGAGTGGAAGGTGTCTATGGAGTGTTATTATCAAGACTTCGATGTTAAGATAGGCGATACCATTCTTCCAAGATCAATGGCTGAAGCGATAGGTCTGGATGTTTTGAATGAAGAGACGTATGGTAAATTTGGTAAAGTTATTAAGAATGGTAAAGAGATTGCCTCTGGAACAGTGGAACGTGTTCTTAGAGGTATTTGTTTTTCTGGATGCGGGATTGTAAAAAACCCGGCAAATCCAGATTCAATCATTATAGAAACGGCTGCTGTAAAAGATGCTGATGTAACAATAATAGACTTAGATTTGTTTAAAGAGCATGAAGAGAAGGCAGCAGAAGTTACATTGAATAATGTAACCTCCAAAGATATAGAGGCAGAAGGTGAAAAAGAGGTTTCTGTCACTATAGATGTACCACATGTTTGTGAATATTATAAAAACAAGTTTGAAAATAAAGAAAGCGCTACCTTAGTAGATGATTGGTGTACTAACTTTTCTCAGGTATGTACATCACCGCTTAAGGACCCCACTGACCATGAGTGTCTTAAGAGCAAAGCTATTGAGGCCGCAGTAGCATATGCGGAAGCCCTTTTAGATAGGAAATGTTCTGATGATGTGACGGCAGGATCTTTAGAACGTTTAGTGTCTGCTTTAAAAAAGAGTATCAAGTTTTAATAATTAAGATAAGGAGGAATAATAGATGGCAGATTTGGGTCAAGGACAAACTGGATCACTTAGAAGCACACCTAAGTTGCTTAATATTAAAGCGTCTGATAAATACGCTTTGGTGTTTAAAAACTATGGCAATAACCACAATGCACCATTATTTTGGTCAAGCACCGCTACAATAGATAGTGGGGCTACTGAAGTTACGGTATCTAGTGGAGTTCGCTTCTATGATATGGATCTTGCGACATATGGTAGTATTACCGTTACACCTACATCTAATCCAGGTGCAAACTTCTGGGTAGAGAAAGATACTGTAAACAACACAGTCAAGATAGTTGTGGGTTCTGCGGTTGGTGCTGATGTAGTATTTAATGTACAGACAATGCTAGGAGCAAGTGCTGACATTGGTACTTATAGTACTAGAGGTACTGGCGCTCCAAGGCAGTCGTACCCATAGTTGTATTTAACTAACTTTGTATTGAGTAGGATATTTATCCTATAAATTAAAAATTAACATGTTGGTGTTACTAAAGTAAATTAGTAATACATTATTATAAGGAGGAACACCTTAATGGATCTAAAATTGAAACAAGATATTGAGGACGTAGTAACTAAGATATTTTCAGCAAAGGAAGAGGCAGATCAGAAAAAGGCCACACAGAAGGCATTGAACGCTTCTGCTGAGGTAATAGATGATCTTACAAAGTCTCTTGAAAGCAAGACAGGAGAGATGGCGACTACTGTTTCATCACTAAAAGATGAGATTGTAGAAAAAGACTCCAAGATTGTAACTCTGAGTAGCGAGATTGCCGCTGCTAAAAAAGAACTGGAAGAGGCTACTAAACTATTGGCCGCAACCAAAGAGTCCTTGGACAATATCAAGAAAGATCAGATTGCTGAAGTAAGGATGTCAGAACTTAAAGAATCTAAAGTGGTTATGGCCAACGATATTAAAGGTCAGTCCGCAAAGGTTAGAGAAATGTCTGATAGTGAATTTGCCGCTTATAAAGTAGAGCGTGTAGAACTACGTGACGCAGTTATGCGGGAACTCAAAGAGGCTCAGGAAATTGAGTCACAGAAACAAGCCGCTGCTGTAGATGCAGCCGCTGTAACAACCGTAGTTACCACAGAAACTCCACGTACCGCACCCGCACAAATCTTACCAGGCCAGGCAATTGCGGCAGCTTTAAATTTTGAAACTAAACCTTCAGATAGTATGATAGAAAGGTATGCCGATTTGGGCAGAGCCATGGCTTCTAGTATAACATCTGATAAACTTAATAAATAAGGAGGAAAGAAAGGTATGTTTATTCCTAGACATTCAGTTGTAGAGAACCAATTCTGCAGTTATTCAGACAGTAATTCATTCGGTAGCGCAGGTATTGGTGGTGTTATTGCGTATGCAGGGTCTGTTGTATATTTGGACCCCGCCGCTCTAAATGAGGAGCCCATGGTAAAAAAGATGGCACACGGTGTTACCGAAACACCATTTGGGTTCATTATGCAGAAGGTTAAAGTTGGTTATCATCAGGTACATCCTACAGGCTTCTTCATGCCTGGAGATTTGGGGTCAAGTGATGTTATTGCCCAGCCTCTGTATGATAATTCCGGCACTATTGTTGGTCATAAGTCAGTACCTGTAGGTGTGGCACATCTAGGTATCTTTGATACTGTACATTATACATGTGTTATGGATGGTGCTGGGGTTGTTACATCTAAAATGGCTCCGGGGCAGTCTCTGTATCCTGCAGCACATGATGGACGACTTACGAATAGCACAGTATCTAGTACAGGAACTGATACACTCGGTCAGAGATGTTCATCTACTGTGGTGGCTCGTGTTGTTAAAGGTGCAAGCGTTCCTAAATGCCAGGCCAATATCAACAACGTCACACTGTATCCAATAAGAGTTAAATTGCTTGTTTAAAATTAAATTTTTCGGATTAAAGTGTTGATACACATCCGATACTATAAATATTAGGAGAAAATTATGGAACGACAAGAAATGATGGAGTTATTTAGGGCTACTGCAGAAGTAAGTACCCCAGAGGGTATGGCGGCTTACCGCGCTTTTGCTGCGGCTTTGACTACCCCTATTCTACAAAGAATTGAACTTGAGTCTATTATGCGTAAACTTTTTACTGTGGAGCGGCTTGGTCCTAACGCACAGGCTGTGTATCCAGTAGCACAGGATTTTGAAATTCCTGTATGGGTACTTCCTGGGCTTGGTTATGTGGCACAGAACTTCATCGAGGGTATCGGGGAAGAGGTATATATCCCAACGTTCACTATCGATGCTTCTGCGGATTGGAAGATTACCTACGCACGTGACTCCAGGATTGATATCGCCGCTAAAGCCGCTAATAAGGCTGCTAAGGATCTGGCAAATTTTGAGGAGGAGTGTGGTTGGCGTGTAATTTTCCCGTCAGTAACCTCATCTTTCTCTGGAAAAGGTCTGCTAGGTTCAAGGCCTGCACCTATTTATGAGATTAACCCCACAGCTCAGGGCGCTGGTTATCTATCCAAAGAACTTATCAACAAAATGATTGTAGGTTTTAAGAGGGTCGGAAGGACTCTAACAGACCTATATGTGTCTCCAGAAGACGCTGCCGATATTAGAGAGTGGACAGATACAGATATTGACCCTGTAACAAGACGGGAGATTTTTCAGGCTTCTGGTATGGGCCGTATCTGGAACGTTACGCTTCATGAGATTCAGCATCTTGGTGCTACTGGTCTTTATAATATAAACGGTACTGGTTCGTCTTATGGTAAGTTTGTAGCTGATGGAAGCAATCAGTATAATGGTTACACATTGGATAATCCCAATATAACCAACCCTGATGGTACCATTCATACTTTGGGGGAGACTCAGATTCTAGGCTTTGACCTAAGTGTAAATGATTCATTGGTTCTTCCTATTCGAAAAGAGTATGAAGCTCATGAGGACCCTACTCTTCTACGTGTTCAGAAGCAGGGATTTTTCGGTTGGGCTGAATTGGGCTTTGCCTGTCTAGATAGCCGGATGTTGGGCGCGGGTATCATTGACCGAAGTTTATGATGTTTTGTTTAGTAAACAGTGTTTACAACTTGTACATTAAATAATAGTACTTATATTACTTTTATGATGAACGATAGTACTTTGTATAATCTATGTTGATTGTATGAAGTACTATCACAACAAAAAGGGAATAACTATGAAGATATGTTGGGATAATTTAGAGGGTATGTGTTTGACACGTAATGGTGTTTTAAAGCGTGGTAAGACATATTTTACAGAGATGGATAGTTGTAAGAGATGTGGCGATCCGTATCTTACTAGTACATCACGAAAAAGTGAATACTGTGGGATTTCGTGTTTAAAAAAAGATGTGGTAGTATCTGATGAAACTAAAGCAAAAATAAGAAAGGCTATGACAGGTGTTTTACACCCTTGGTATGGAAGAAAACATACTGAAGAATCTAAGAGAAAGATGTCTGAGAGTAGTACTGGTAAAAAACATACTGAAGAGGTTAAGAAAAAGATGTCTGCTGGTAGACAAGGGCCAGACAATGCATTTTATGGTAGGCACCATACCGACTTAACTAAACAAAAACTAAGTGAACACAATAAGGGTTTATTTGTTGGGTGTAAAAATCCAGCATTTAAAGGTGGTGTGAAAAGTAAGGGCTTGGCTTTTTATGATACATATGCCAGTCAGTTGGATTGGTGCGAGGAAGTAAGACCTGTGGAAGTGGATGGTGTTAAGACGATGCAAGTAAGATGTACTAACAGTAAGTGCAGAGAATGGTTTGTTCCTACGTTTGTTCAAGTTAGTTGCAGGCTATCTGTACTTAAAGGTCGCACAGATGGTAATAATAGATTCTATTGTTGTGATGAGTGTAAGGATACTTGCTCTATATTCAATAAACCAATAACTGATAATGAAATTCATTTTTCAGGTTATCAACTCTCAGTATGGTCTCAAGAGGTATTAAAAAGGGCGAATCATGTTTGCGAATTTTGTGGCGGAGTAGCAGTACACTCACACCACATAATGCCTAAGAGAGTAGAACCAGAGATGGCGCTGGATCCCGATAACGGAATTGCTTGTTGTGTAGAGTGTCATTACAAGTATGGCCATAATGGGGAATGTTCCACTGGTAATTTGGCAAACACATTTTGTTAATTTATTTAACTAACCAGGTATACATACAGAGGGGCTAATTTATAATTGCTAATTGACAGTATCATATCTATAATTTTTACAGAGGCTATAACTGAGTTATGTGTAAAATCTGAACTTTTTAGTCCCGTTAGAGAGTGGTTTTTTAATAATAAAGATAATAAACTATATAATTTTATTCATTCTCTTTTGACTTGTGGTTATTGTTTTTCTGTGTGGGCCGCAGCATTGAGTGTATTATTAGTAATTTTTACCAATAATGTTGTGATTAACACGTTTATACTTGTTATAGTTGTCCACCGATTGTCTAATGTGTTTCATTTTATTGTAGACAGATTTAGGGGTTAAAATTTAAGTATAGGAAAAGGAAAAATTATGAAAGGATATGTAAAAAATATATCATCAGAATGGGCGTACGTTATGAAAAGGTCAGTAAAACCTGGAGGGGAAATCCCTTTGGATGAGTTGTTTGAACAATACGGTGTGAAGTATAATATGGAACCTGATGACGCATTTGTGTCTTGGCTTATAAGCACCAAACTTAATAACAAAGACAAGTGGAAAGTTATATTTAACTTAGACGAAGATTCTTCAGAAGTAGTCAAAGAAGATGTCGTTAATAAAGTAACCGATAATATGGTAGTACCGATGGTTACTAAAAGTATGAAGATAGAGGACATTGTTAATCTAAGTGTAAGGCGCGCAAGAGAAGTACTGCCTAAGATAATGGACTTGAATCTTCTAAGATATTCCCTTCAAGAAGCAACCCAGATGACTGATAAGGATAGTTTATGTAGAGAGTTGAGAAAACGGGTTCGTCAATTACAAGTGAGATAGTATTGTTGTGTGTAACATGACGCTATTAACTTAGCAACTTTATTAACACAAAAGGAGGGTTTTTTCTCATACAATAAATGTATGAGTTTGTGCCCTAAGAAATTATGATCATTTTAAGGAAGATCAATGCTGATAGTGTTGAGAAAATCATACAGCCCGGAGAAACCGAATATTTCTTTGATATCGATTTGGGAGAAGCAGAGGCTTTTGATTGGAATATTAAAATAAATTGTATGGGTAGTCGAAGCATTACAAAGATTACTAGCCTATATAATGATAATACCATTGAATCCACTAAATATGCTTTCCTTGGTATCAGATTTAATGCCGACACTGCTGTATCTGTTGTCGGAGACTCATGTAGGTTGTTGATAACCAACAATGAGTCAGAATTAATGAGATGTAGCGTTAAAGTAAAAACATTTTAAGGAGGAATTTTATGGCACTTTTTGGTGTTAAACTAGGTTTAAAGATTTTTGGATCAGATGCTGAGGCGGACGTACTGAATGGTATCGCTTCCCCAGCAGTAGCGGGTGTCGCTGCCCCAGAAGGATCTCTTTACCTAAGACAGAATGGAGTTAGTTACAAAAAAATAGGGCCTTTGGATACTGATTGGAAGCCCTACAGTGAGATTGAAGGTGATGGTCTTCTTTGGTCAACTATTAGTGGAGCAAAAACTGCAGAAGCAAGCAAAGGTTATATCCTTGATACAAACGCTGCTGCTTTTACAGTAACACTCCCTGGTTCTCCAGAGGAAGGAGATACTATTGGTTTTGCAGGTCTTGGTGATATTGAGACCCACAATGTAACTGTATCTCTGAACGGCAAGAATATGAATGGTTGTGCTGATGATCTTATCATTGACCTCAACTACTGCTACTTCGAGATGCTTTATACTGGAAATGCAGCTACTGGTTGGGTACTCTCTAATACTGATGAGTCTGGTAATGTAGACAATATTCAGGATTTTATTGGAAGCAGCAACAATGCTAATCCTGCCGTCACTGAGTTTACTGAGGAGAATTATATTGTTAGTGGTGACTCTTTGGAAGATGCTATTGATAAGCTTGATATGGCCATGGCTGATGGTAATACCACAGCATCAGGCCTGTTGTCTCTTATCAATGCTAACACTACCAATATTCACAACAACGATGTAGACATTAGCGCATTGGAGATTTTTACTGGTAGCAACGGTGATGAGGATCCTAATTACTCTTCTGTTTACTATGTAGCAGATGGTGATGATCTAGAAGCCGCTATTGGTAAGCTTGATGCTGCTCTTAGGAACGTAGACAGTGTAGCCGCTACTGGTGTAAATTGGCGAGCGTCTGTTCTAGCCGCTACTTCATCTGTGATTTCTGAGGCCGTTGGTGCTTATGGTCCTGGTAGTCATTTCGCTGATGATGAAGTCCCGTTTTACGCTAAGGAGATGTGGGCAGATGGTGATCAGGTACTTTCTATTAACACTACCACTTCTGGTTTTATTTACACATGGGATGGGACAGAGGATAAGTTTACAAAGACAGATCAACTTGGTGCTAACGAGGCAGTTTCTGTAAGATTTGACTTCCCAGACGGACCTGGAAGTCAGGAAGACGGTGCGGCTTATATGATGAAGTCTGATCTTATCAGTGTAATTAAGATCGCTGACTTTGATTTTGAGAATGCTGCTTCTATCGCACTTTCTTCTGGATACACCGCAGGTCTTGGTGTAATCTCTTCCAATGACAGTGTTGAGTCCGCTATTCAGAAGTTGGATGGGTTGTCTGCCGCTAATGCCGCAGCAATCGTCACCAATACAACCGATATTTCAACTAATGCTGGTGATATTGATGATCTTGAGGCTGCTGTAGGTTCTTCTACCGGCCTGGCTGGTATGGACTATACCTCTACTAATTACGTAACTGTAGATACGTCCTTGGTAGCAGCTATCTCCGCGCTGGATGGTGCTTTGGACGATGCTGATACTATCATTGCCAACCACACTACGCTTATCGCTAATAACACCACCAGTATCACTAATGTAGATACTGCTCATGATAACCTTGCTGACGCTGTTCTTAAGGAGACTTCTACTTCTGTAACAGCTAACTCCACAGATACAGTACTTGATACTGTAACTCAGGCAGGTAATCTCGGTGCTAAGTGGTTTGTAGTGGCTTATGCTGGAACAAAACGGTATGCCGCTGAAATCTATGCCATGCATGATGGTTCAACTAATGCTGACATCACAGAGTACGCTATTCTGACAATTGGTACTCCTAAGCTCAAGATCGAGTTTGATATTGTAGCCGACGGAACTAATATGAGTCTGGTAGCTTCTAATGGTGATGCTTCTGTTGTTACTATTAAGGCACAGAGAATTACAGTACAGATGGCTGCTGTTGATACTACAGCAGTGCTTGTGTAGTAGTGTAAAGCAATAATGAATATATGAATTAACCGACAGGGGGGCACGAGTTTTCGTGCCCCTTTGTTGTATCTACAGATATACGAAGTTGGTATATTTAACTAACTTCTTTCTTAGTAGAGACCGTTAAAGTATTTTATTTTTCGGGCCATTGGAATATTAATTCACTAATAATTAAAGGAGAAGGCTTAAGTTGCTTTGTAGCGATTTTGACAGGCCAAAAAAACTATGATTAAATCAATAATTAATTTCTTACTTAGGATCACACTCTGTACATTTTCATTTCATTCTGAAGGTGATGTTATCCAATCACATAGACAACACCATATCCACACATGTGGTAGATGTGGTACTATGTTTACTGTTAAAAAAACCAAATTTAAATAGGTATTACTAGGAGTTACAATGAGCACTAAATATTTAAATGCTAAGAACGGTATTGAGATTTTAACTGAGGACGTTACTACACAAATATTGTCTGGTAATTTTGACCCATCAATAGAAGGTCAGCCTGCTGATATCGGATCTTTGTTTTTATGTACTACCATTAGTGGTGGGGTTTATAATAAAATAGGCGAACACGATTTTGATTGGGATCTTCTTGTGTGCTCAGATAACATAGATGGTGGAAGTTTTATTTAAACAAAATAAAGGGGGCGTATAAAAATGGCTGTACAAATTAAATTAAGAAGGGGTACAAAAGCACAATTAGACACAGTAATGGCTGGAGGTACTCCATTAGTAAATGGGGAGGTAGGATTTACTACAGATACCAAAGAAGTTTTTGTTTCTGATGGTGCTGTAGCACATCTGGTTGGTAAAGTTATTATAGGGGTGCTATCCGCTCGTCCAGCAGCAGGTGTTTCTGGGAGAATGTTCCATGCATCTGATGACCTTTCAACTTGGGTAGATAATGGTACTTCTTGGATAGATGTTTCTGGTGGAATTTCAAGTTTAGACGATGTAGCAGATGGTACTACATATGGAAGAGTGTTAAATACATATTTGGATAATAATAGACCAGATGGTATTTATACAGGTACAGGAAAACTCACAGGAGCTACAATTTCTGGACACATAGGTGATAGCACTATTCATAGGTCTATAAATGACTCCGGTGTATCCACTACTGAATTGTGGTCTTCTAATAAAATAAATCTATCTATTGAGCAGGCTATAATGGGGCTTGACTTTCAGAAAGATGTTTTAGATATTCAAACAGATGCTACACTATCTCCAGGTACTCCTGTGTTGGGGGATAGGTACATACTTACGAATACCACAACACTACATGCTGGTTTTGGAAGTATAGTTGGTGTGGGTAATAATGATATTGTAGAGTATAATGGTACTGCTTTTGTTGTTTCTTACGACGTGTCTGTTAAAGGCGAAGGTGTTTTGGTTTGGGATAAAGACTCAAATACTTTTCAGAAGTATGATGGCACGGCTTGGTCAGAGTTTGGTGGTTTGTCAGGTGTTACCGCTGGTGACGGTCTAACCAAGATAGGTAATGTTTTAAATGCCGGGGCTGGTGATGGTATTGACGTAGATGCAGATTCTATATCCGTAGATGTAACAGACCTTATAGGGGTAGGCTTATCAGAAGATGACAGCAATAATCTCCGTATAGGTACACAAGGTAATGGTATAACTGGTGGTAACGGGACCACGTTGTCAATTCTATCCGACAGCACAACTGGGGCTACAGTTGCACCTGTAAATGTTACAGCCAACGGCGTAGGAGTCAAAGTCGATAATGATTCTATAACACATATCTCTGGAGTAATATCTGTAGTTAAGGTCGATGGTGGTACTTTTAGTTAATATTACATAATTAATGGATGATAACTTATGGCTACAAAAAAGATAAAATTACGAAGAGGCACCGCAGCTGAATTACCTATCTTAGATTTAGCAGAGCCTGGCTTCACTACTGATACTAAAGAACTATACATTGGGGACGGTATAAGTAATATTAGGATAGGGTCTGGTTTATCTAATAGTGCTAATAGGTTTTATGTTGGTGTAAAGAAATCTTCCACTGCGGTGAATAGTTCTACATGGTTTGATATGAGTGGTGGGGCACAGACTACTGGAAGTTGGTCTGGTTTTAATACTAATAATATCTCACCATTCATAATTCCATTTAACAGCCAGTTAACAAAGGTTGATATTGTTATAAAGGGCGCAAGTTATAATTGGCTTGCATCTCCTGACAACCTGTATTTTAGTCTACACTTTTATAAACTGTTATATAATGGAACTTCTGATATAGTGTCTGTTAAATTGATGCTAAATGGTCTGTATTCTGGGACAAAGTTCGATAATGAAACTCATTATAGTAAAATAGACTCTATAGCGCTAAATTCAGGAACAAATTTGTTTACTGAAGGTGACTTGGTGGGTGTGATGTTTACTACAGACTCAGATAATGATCCTGGCAGAGTTAATTCTTTAAATCGTCCGTATTTAAAATTAATGTTTGAGGAGGTATAAGAAATATGTACTCAATTTGTAAACTAGAAAATATTACCGGGGCGGCATTAAACCTCCTTGAACATTCGTTTGCTATAGATGAAATATTTACTATAGAAGATAGTCGACGAGGGTATTGGATGACTTCTGATGATGTAATTGCCCATATAGTTGATGAAAAGATAAGGGTTTGGAGTGGTAGTGATTTAATTATTGGTATATCTAATCAAATAGACTACTTAAAGAATGTTCAAAAGTTTGATGTTAATTTAGTTAGCGCTCAGGATGATTTTAAGATACATACATCATTATTAGATGAATACAGGGATAGATCTGGGAAACTACGTGTACATCAAACATCGCGTAAATTAGGTACAATGGTTTTGTGGACAGGTGAAGGTGATGACCCTAACATACCAGACAGTGTGGGTGGGGGAGAAAAGTTATCTCTTTACTATACCATTGGTTCAACAGAGCCGTTGGTAAAATACATAGACTTTAATTGTACATCAACCGAAAGTTGGATCCATGAAGGGTACATAACATGGGCTGGAGCACTATTAGATACGATAGATTTAAAAATTGTAAATAGGGCTACTGATACTGTTTCCGGTACTGGTACCAATTATAATGTATACGGAGATTATCTCATTATACCAGCCTATCCAGGTACCGGGACAGTACAAATTACATCGGATATAACTACTTCAACTGGGGGTTTAGTTTATATGCCTCTTAATGATTTAGGTGTTAGAACTACGGCATTTTGGAATGCTACATGGAATCCATCTACATGTGTTTTTGAGGATATTTCAGCAGCCCCACTAGGTGACGGTCATTATAATATGTTTTCAAAAGAGATAGATCTGTCTCATATAGTCAGAAGTATGAATCTAATTGAGAGTGGATTTATCGCTCTGAACTCCTCAGATGTAGACCAGATCGGCCACAATATGAGACTTAAATTCACAACTGATATTAACACATCTATTAGAGATCATGACTTATTAGTTGCGTGTACTTTATGTCTTCATAGAAGTAGATCCGTAAACAACTCAGTATTTATTTAAGGAAATAATTTTATGAAAAAACTTACTTATTCATACGTAAGAGAGTCGTTTGAAAAAGAAGGTTATACTTTAATTAGTACTGATTATGTAAACACTAAAACTAAATTATATTTTTTATGTAATCACAATACAATTAAATATATTACATGGGGGCATTTTAAGGAAGGTAGACGTTGTAACTGTAACGCTAATAACAAGAAACCAGTTTACTCCTATATAAAAAGTAGTTTTGAAAAAGAAGGCTACACACTTTTGACAACTTCTTATATAAATAATAGAACTAATCTTGATTATATTTGTAATAAAGGACATAAACACGCAATCATGTGGTGTAATTGGGGAGGTGGCCACAGATGTCCAACATGTGCTGGTCAAACCAAACCTACTATAGAAGAAATAAGTGCGTCTTTTACAAAAGAAGGCTATACTTTATTAAGTACAGGATATGTTAATGCACATTCACACTTGGAATATGTTTGCCCAGAAGGTCATGTACATAAAATGATGTGGACAAATTGGCAACAGGGCTATAGATGTCCTACATGTTATATCATTTACAATAATGGGGCTAATGCTTCTAATTGGCAAGGAGGCATCTCCTTTGAACCATACTGCGCTGTTTGGAAAGATAAAGAGTATAAGAAGGACATAAGAGATAGGGATGGTAACAGGTGCTTAAATCCTTACTGTAACTCCAAAAATAAGAATGATTTAGCAATTCACCACATTGACTACAATAAAAAAAACTGTAAACCAAGTAATTTAATCACTGTGTGCCGCTCTTGTAATTCAAAAGCAAATACTGATAGGATGTGGCATAAAGCGTGGTACCAAACAATTTTGAAAAGTCGTTACAAGTACATATATTATCAGACTTTATTTAACTAACTTCATATTTGTTATAGACCATAGACCGCTAAAATGGCCGATTATTTTTAGTAAAGGAGGTTGTATGCTACGTGCAATAAAGAAATTTATAATTGATTCTATTGGTAATATAAGGTTGTATAATTTTGGTGTAGTTCTTTTTGGGGACTCTAATTACAAACTCAAAGGAAATAATATACGTGATATTTTAAATATAATAGAGCCAGGAGATGTTCTTCTTAATAGACATGATCATTATGTTAGTGGGTTCTTTATAAAAGGTGCTTTTAGCCACGCCGGGCTATATGTTGGTAATAATAATGTGATACACGTTGTTGGTGATGGTATAAAGATTGAGGACATTCTTACATTTACTAGGGCAGACGCTTTTGCTATTGTGAGATGTACAGATAAATCCTTGATACCAAATGCAATCGAAGAGGCTTATGTACAATTATATAAAGACGTACAATATGATTACGATTTTGACAAGACCTCCCCAGACGAATTTTATTGCTCCGAATTTACTGACTACTGCTTTGGTTATCTAATTAGAAACAACATATCTAAAACATTCATCTACCCAACAGACTATCTTGAACCAAATGACTTTTTTAAGGTGATGTACAAACTATCGAATAAATAGGATATTAATTATGATTGAGGTGAACAAAAATGAACTTTTCCCAATATCTGTATCGTTAGTAGATGAATCTACTGGGACACTGGTGTCTAATCATATTGTTAAATATGATATTAGAACACATGATGATCAGGTATTAAATCCTGCTGTTAGTGGTACTTTGATAGAATCTATTGTTGAGTCGGGAATTTATAGAAGCACTATTAGTTTACCTGTTTCTGGATCTTATTTATGCTATGCTTCTTGTTCTGGTTTTTTGGCCGGGACTGAAACTATATTGGTTAATGATGAAAACATATATGAAATTTCTAAATCAAACAGACCATACAATGTTTCAGTGATAGACATAGTTAGGTCTACTTCTGTAGAAAACATCACACCATCACAAATAGCACGCAAAGTTCCGATAGGTAAGACAGATTATATAGTATCTCTTATTAAAAGAGATGAAGATGTAGATTGGCAGAATCCGGTAAGTAGCGGTATTTCGTACGCACATTACTTATCATATGATATGTCCCTACCTTATATGATGGGTGGAGAATACTAATGGATATTAGGCCACTTGTTACACGAGGATACGACCTATGGTCCCCAACTATTACTACAGCATCTGGGATTAATTTTGGTAAGGGTACACTAGAATTAGAGAATGGCTGGCAGATGGTAGCTATCCCTATAAGCAAAGGGTATTGGGATAGTAATATCCATAAGCATGTACATGATACTGTTACTGTATCTCAATTTAAGAACTATGTTCTTGACCAAATCGAAGACCTATATGGTCCGGGTATTGTTGAGGTTTCAAATACATTTACTGGCGACAAAAAATTTTTCTTTTCATACATTGTTGGTAGTACTCCTGAAACATCACAGCATAATTTCCAACTTGTATATGATGACAATAACAACATGGAAATTTCTGGTTTTTGGATAAAAGTGGTCGGAGAAAATGGCCCTTATACAATAAGTTGGGGGGAATAAATGTTAAATACAACTTTTGATGGCTACTCATTTAAAGAGAATGGGACCGCTGGATCTAATGATATCTATTATCAAGCATTTTTTTACCCTAATAATACTGCTTCAAGTCCACAGAAATGGAACAATATAAGGGTAGTTGAGGCTACAGGTTACTGGAATTGTAATCTTGGTGATGGGGATTTTTTGGGCCAAGAAGGTATTGTAGTTAACGGATCTAAAGTAATAATAGTATTCTGGAGCGGTTCTTCTAACAGATTAGAATCATGCTCATTAATAAACGAATGGGGTGCTATAGAAATAGATATAACAGGTGTAGATTCTTATACACAAGATACGCAGATAAAAGATAATATAGCCCCCAACCTAAATTGGATAATTAATGCTCCTTCATATAGTTATGTGAGTACTAATTATACCATAACTAATAATAGTAATGACATACACTCATGGAATTTTGATGGTATACTGTCTTCTGGAAGTGTGGTTATGAATCATTGGTACGTTATGTATGGCGAAGTTATTTTTAATTTTAATGTTATAGATACTACTAATTATTATTGGGGAGATGGTAGTTATACATTGAATCTTTCCGGGGCTTCAAATTCATCACATCAGTGGGACACCGCTGGAAGGTATAATATAAATATAGAGATAATTGATGCTTGTGGCGATACAGTTTCTGGAACCAAAAGTATAGATGTGTTTTGGAGACCACCAGTACCTGAAATAGTGAGGTGTGATCACGAAGGAAATATACTCCCAGATGACGTAGCCGTACCAGATACAGAGATATTCTTTAAATACGCAGGTACAGATATAGATAATACTATAACATCAATAGAATGGACTATAAACGACTCTGGTACGTATGGTGATACTACTACTAATATACTATCTAATAATATTGGAGGGGTAGAGGGTCATATGGATGGTATTGGAACTGATTGGTGTAATCATACTGCTACTACATATGCATTTACAAATCCTGGGCAACATGTTATAGGTGTAATAATACATTGGAACGATGGTGTAAGTGACAAAGTCACCGAATATAGCAAGACAGTAACGCAAGGAAGATTTTTTGGCCCGGTCGTAAATTTCATTCAAGCGACAAGCAATGCGGTCACAGATTCAGGCATAACGTTTATAAATACCTCTTTAAACACCATAATGGTAGGAAAAGGGCTACCTAATCATATTGAGTATACATGGACATGGCGAGACGGAGAAATAGAAAATACAGAGAACGATAAGCCCTTCTCATATGAATTAGTTAGAACTCCCTTATCTACAGAATGTAATGTAACACTGTGTGCAGAATGGTCAGATGGTTGGGATACCCATACTACATGTGTTGATAAGGACGTTGTGTTCAATACACTAGTTATTGTCACACCAGAAGAGTGTTATTACAATTTAGATATAATAGGCACATCAGGTAATGGGACAGTTACAGGATATAGTTGGACAGTCTCTTCTGGAATTGTGGAATCAGGCCCGTGGACATAAATATGGAAAAGCCCGGTAGGAATGTATCAAAAAAGTAAAGACATTAATTTCACATCCAAAGGTTGGTATAAAATAGATGGTTATATTCATGGAACAGGGGCAACGACAACAGATAGTGAACTAAAATATATATCAGAAACATGTACTGGAACAGACTGTATGTTACACATCTGG